GGAATCGACTACCCTAGATGACGCAGTAGAAAGCCTACTCGCACCCTCAGAGGAAACTTCTGAGGACAATAATTTTGACGAAGCTGTGGACGCAATGATTGAGCCTGATGACGATCAGACTGAAGAAATTGAGGTTGCAGCCGAAGAGCAAGATGACGTTGAGGCATCCAGCGAAGATCAAGACGATCTTGATGGTGTCGAAATTGACGACGAAGACCTAGTAGAAGCACCAGCTGAAGACACCAATGTTTTCTCCGTTAAAGTTGACGGCAAGGAAGAGCAATGGACACTGGATCAGTTAAAGCAATCTGCTGCGGGACAAGCGGCAATTAATAAACGGTTCCAAGAAGCTGCCGAGGCGCGAAAGCAAATCGAACAGCAGGCAGCCGTATTGCAACAGCAGCAACAGCAAGTCGCTGCTTTGTATCAGCAAGCACAAAATGGTGGACTGCAAGCTCCAATCCCGCCAACGCGAGAGTTGTTTGAAAGTGACCCAATCGGGTACATGGAAGAAAAGCTCAAGTATGACGAGAGCAAGGCACAGTATGACCAAAATATGTTCCAGATGCAGGCTATGCAGCAGCAAAACATGCAGGCTCAGCAAGAGGCTCACCAAACCTACCTTGCAGAGCAAGCACAAGTTCTGACGCAGCATATTCCTGAGATTGCCGATCCTGAAAAGGGTGAGGTGATAAAAAACGCATTGGTTAAAACAGGCATGGATTACGGCTTTAGCGCCGAGGAAATGCAAGGCGTAACCGATGCTAGATATGTGCGGGCGTTAAATGATGCGCGCAAATATCGTGAGCTGGTGGCAAAGCGTAAATCAGCGCAGTCCAAGGGTGAGAAAGCCCGGCCTGTGGTGAAAGCTGGTGCAAAGAAGCGTGTTGATAGTAACGCTGCAACTCGTAAAAAAGCGCAACAGCGCTTGCAGAAAACTGGCTCTATGGAAGACGCATTGAGCCTGATCTTAAATCAGTAAGTCTTTGAAAGGACACACTAATGGCACAGCCAACCAACACATTTGATACCTATGATTCCGTAGGCATCCGTGAAGACCTCAGCAATGTTATCCACAACATTTCGCCAGAGGAAACGCCATTTTACAGCAAAGCTGCTAAAAAGGCCGCAAAGAATACTCTCGTAGAGTGGCAGACAGACTCGCTCCGTGCTTCCTCTGTTAATGCTCATATAGAGGGTGACACAACTACTGCCGAAGCTCGCGCAGCGACAACTCGTTTGGGCAACTACACGCAAATCTTCAAAAACGCCGTTGTCGTATCCGACTCCGACGATAATGTTGACAACGCCGGTCGCGCAAAAGAGATTGCATATCAAACCTTGAAGATTGCCAAAGAGCAAAAATTGGACATCGAAAAGGCTTTGTTTGCAAACAACGCTCGCGCAGCTGGTAACTCCACAACAGCTCGTGAACTTGCTGGCGCACCAGCTTGGTTGACAACAAACACTGTTGCCGGTTCCGGCGGTGCAGACCCAACCGGCGACGGTACAGACGCCCGTACAGACGGCACACAAGCTGCCTTCTCACAAGCCAACTTTGACACTGTTATGCAGTCAATCTGGGTTGCTGGTGGTAAGCCAGACACAGTGTATCTCTCTGCATTCCAAATGAATGTAGCTCTGGGCTTCACTGGTAACAACAACCAGCGTTCCAGCGTACAAGCTGGCGATGAGCGCGTTGTTAAATCCTTGGCAGTATATGTAACCCCATGGGGGAGCGTAGAATTCATGCCGAGCCGTGAGAACCGTTCGCGTGACGTATTCGTTATGCAGGACGATATGTGGGAAGTTGCCTCCTTGCGTGGCACGAAAAACGTGGCATTGGCAAAAACTGGCGACAACACTACTCGCCAAGTTGTGACAGAACTCACACTCTGCGCCAAAAATGAAGCTGCAAACGGCATCATTGCCGACTGTACAACTTCATAATCTAAAAGAGTGGGGGCGGGAGACTGCCCCCATTTTACTTTAAGTGGAGACCAATATGACAAAAGCTACAGTGACCGTTGCAAATGTATTCACATCTGCCGGAAAGTTTCTCAAGGGCGACGTGGTTGACCTTCCCGCTGACGAAATAAAAGCAATAAACGAAATCCGCTCTGGTGCGCTTGAGGCTGAAAAGCCAGCGGCCAAGGCTAAAGCCCCGGCAAAGAAAAAGCGTGCGCGCAACGAAAATGGCACTCTGCGGGCTGATAATCCGTCAACCATCCATATCAATGAGGCTTGGGTCAATGATTAATACATCGACTAAAATCTCGGAAAATATCTCATTTGACGGCGATGATAACATGGTTATCAAGCGCACCTTTGATGCGTCTCACATGCTCAAGGACGCCGCACAGGCCCGTGAGGTGACAAAGAATAGCTTTGGTTCTGACTACAAGCACGTTGGCAATGTTGACATGGCTATGCTGGCCGTATGGCTGAAAGAGGCTGGAGTTGCTTGGACGGATACACAGGCCGTCAAAGATGTGTTAAAACGTAAGTTAGCAAGCAACGAATTTAGCGCCCTTCGGGTCTGGGAAGGCAGTTACTAAAATGGAAATGGACGCGATCTTGAATATACTTTTTGGAGTTATAATCGCTGGCATTGGCTGGTGGTTAAAAACACAGCGCGAAGAACTGGATCGCCTCCGCATATTGCTTAACCGCACCCGCGAAGAAATGGCCAAGGAATATGTTACGAAGTCAGACAGCTCTGAGGTTCTATCTCAAATTATGAATAAGTTTGACCGCCTAGAAGAAAAAATAGATCGTTTGATGGAGCGGTAACATGGACCCGGTAACGTGCATAGCCGCCGCGAGCGCTGCGTACAAGGGCATCAAAAAGGCCGTGGACTTCGGCAAAAGCGTCCACGAAATGTCTGGCACAATATCGCAATTTGCCAAGGCCGCATCTGACCTTGATTTTTTAGAAAAGAAATCACAGAAGCCGCCACTGTATAAGATGTTTAGCGACAATGAGGCCAACGCGCTTGAGATATGGTCGCAAAAGCAAAAATTAGCTGAATATCGCGAAGACCTCCGAAGCCATATTTCTTGGCATTACGGGCCAAGCGCTTGGGAAGCCATCGTGAAAATTGAGGGCCAGCAACGTAAACGCCAGCAAGAGCTAGTGTATAAAAAGCAAGAGTTTATTGACAACTGTATCAACTGGGCCGTCGGAATAGCTCTATTGATTGCTGGGTTTGGCAGTTTAATTGTGGTCTTGTTTTTCTTAGGCGTCAAACACGGTAAATGGTGATGTGATGTATTTACTTCTTTGGTTCCAACTAACGGCGCAGGTAATCCACTTTGAGGTGGGCCAGTATGGTAGCGAGAAAGAGTGCTTTGACGCGCTGGGCAAGGCGTCTGTTTTGGTAACTAAAAACAACGAATATCTGCAATGCTTTAAGATTGGAGTTAGTCAATGACTGAATATGACCTCAACGGCAACGGTAAGATCGACCTAGATGAGCGTGAACTGATGCTAGAAGACCGTCGCCTGCGCATGGAAGACGCAGACCATAAGCGCGATGCGCAGTTACGCATGACGTGGTTCGCTCTGTTTGGATTGTTAATCTATCCGTTTGGAATAGTAGCGGCTGACATATGGGGATATGACACAACCGGGCAGCTCTTAGCTACAATCGCCCCCACATATTTCATAGCCATATCTGGCCTTGTTGCCGCGTTCTTTGGATTTAGCGCAATGGGAGCTAAGAAATGATAGGTCAGATAATCGGATCACTCGGCGGCCTTGCGGCAAGCTACATTGACGGCAAGACTGCCGTGAAGAAAGCTGAGGCTGAGACCAAGATGAAAATCGCCACTGGCGAAATCAGCTGGGAGCAAGCTGCGATTGAGGCCAGCAATAATTCTTGGAAGGATGAGGCGTGGACATTATGCTTTATTTTCATAGTTTTAGGCAGCTTCATACCGGGGATACAACCCTACATGGCGCAAGGCTTTGCTAATCTGGACGCTGCGCCGCAGTGGTTTCAATGGGCGATGTATGCGAGCATTGCGGCGAGCTTTGGCATACGCACAGTAAAGGGGTTAAAGAAGTAATGTTTCTCGCGGCCTTACTCGTATGCTCAGCGCTACAAGCGCAGTCCTGTGCGGTGGTCGCAAACTTAAAAAATATATGGTACACAGAGGCCGAGTGCCAAGCCGACGCGATGAACTTTGCTCTGGAGTTAGTTGACAAAGGTTTTTCAGTTAGGCCGTATTGCTTCAAAGTTGGAGAAAACACATGAGTAGAGCTACACCAGCAAAAGGTAAGGCGCGAGTCAAGGTAACGGCGTCCGGCAAAAAAGTCAGCTACGGGCAGGCGGGCAAGGCGAAGGGCGGCGGATCGCGCGTCAAGCCTGGCACGTCCAAGGGTGACGCATACTGCGCACGCTCAGCCGCGCAGAAAAAGAAGTTTCCAAAGGCTGCGGCTGATCCAGATAGCCCGCTAAATCTTTCACGCAAGCGCTGGAAATGCAGCGGAACTAAATCGAAGAGGACTTAATGAAATGGCAAAGCTCACACCTGCACAAAAGGCTAAGGCCAAAGCAATGTCTGCTAAAAGGGGCGTTAAATATCCAAACGCTTGGAGCAACCTTGCCGTGGCCAAGGGCCAAAAGCCCAAGAAAAAGACAGCAAAGAAAACGAGAACAGCATGAGCAAGGCAATGTCTAGTCTCCAAACTAAAATCGGGTCAACTCCCGATGGTGAGTTTGGGCCGAATACGGCGCGAGCAATCGCAAAGTATTTTAACCTATCCCCGGCGCGCGGCGCACACTTGATGGGGCAGGCGTCACACGAAAGCGGTGGCTTCAAGCGCACCCGTGAAAGCCTGTACTACAGCTCACCAGAGCGCATACAAGCTGTGTGGCCCTCGCGCTTCCCAACTGTTGAAGATGCAGAACCATACGCCAAGAACCCAAACGGGCTTGCTGGCAAGGTTTACGCTGGCCGCATGGGTAACGAGAATGAAGCTCAGGCGAGCCTATACATTGGCCGTGGATTTCTCCAACTCACCGGGCGCAACAACTATCGCTCGTTTGCGTCTGACATGGGCGTGCCGAAGGTTATGACAGACCCAGACTTGGTCGCCGACGACTACGCATTTGAGACTGCGCTGTGGTTTTTCGAGAAGAATGGCTTGTTTAAGATTGCCGATGAGGGCGTGACGGATGACGCCATCAAGCGCATCACGCGCCGCGTGAATGGCGGTTATCACGGGCTGGATGATCGAAGCAACCAGAGCAAAAAAATTCACACTTGGCTCATGGCCTAGTCTAGCTAAGTTAGCTAAGTGCGGGTCCAAGATCAGAAGGCCAGCGCGGCAGTAGGCAGAGCGGGCGAGCATTTAGCACTCGCCCGCCTTTCGCTTGCAGGTTATCTCTGCACCTTATGCCAGATCAGAGACCATGATGCGTATATACAGACGGATACACGCACGCTCACATTGCAAGTAAAAAGCGCCAGTAAAACGCATGGAGTAGAGCAAAGGTACAAATTCCACACAGTTAAAAAGAGCGGCCCAAGGTCAGACGTTTACGCCTTTGTCGCTGTTGATCTGGATGCTGTAGTATTTCGCCGGGGCGACGAAATCTCCAAGACAACAACATATGTTTCGGAGGCAGAATTTCTAAGCGACGGCCCGTCGATGCAAAAAACTCTCGACAGCTTCAAATAGTATCTTGCGGGTCGAGGTGGCTTTGATTACAAAGTTTGAGTGGGTGGCTCAACCGTAACCGTTTATTGGTTTTGCGTTACCGAATGTGCCAACATCATGCCACCCACACGATTACTAAAATATAATACCCACCATAGCCATCAAGCCAGCGCCAGAGACGAAGCCAAAGATAGCTCCAATCAGACCCGCTGCGTTTATCATGCGCTCCATTTCCTTATCTTCCATTATTGCTCATCCTCAAAACAGTTATTTAACGGCTGGATAGGCCGCTTGCTGAAGACCCAACGCCATTGGCGTTTCGTGTAGCCCGGCACTTCAACAAAGTCACGCACGCGGTAGATTTTGTCAGCCTCCCACATTTTCTTGAGATAGCTTGACGTGCGCGGTACGCTATCGCCCAGAAGTTCTGCGGCCTCTGCGGCAGTCACACGCTGGTCGTAAGGTATTAGCGAGAACAGGCGGTTGCCTTGGTCGATGCTGTGCTGCTTGCTCGCCTCAGCCGCGCGGTGCATAGATGGGGCCATTGTAGTGGGCCTGCGTGGACCAGACGGCAGAGCCTCGCGTTTACGCTGGCGATACATGAGCGTTTCAAACTCCCACAAGCAATGGCCGTAAGTGATCTCAAAGCGTTCATGCTTATCGGTGACACCTTCTAGCTTGGCAAGCAATCGCTCTGCGGCGTCTTTTGCATCTCGCGCTTTAGCACGTCGATTAGCGCTTGCTGCTCCTCCAGGCGCTGCTTCAAGTTTGGCCTCATCTGAGTTTTCTGCTCCGTCAGCATTATGCTGTTGTTGCGCTCCAGCCTTTTTATAATAATCTGAGTTTGGTCCGTACTCACGTTTTTTCCTTTCGAGTTTTATGTTCGCAGCCGAACAAATGCGATGTATTGTTGACGGTGACACCCGCAATAATTCAGCAGCTTCAATTTGGGACATACCCTGATCCGCACAGGCAAGGACGTGACGGGTGAGGGCTTCTGGATCGTATTTCATTCGTCTTCCTCCAGCGCTTCAATTTGGCCAATGCCGTCACAGTTATCGCAATCTTCCATAACAGACTCAAAGTCGCCGTGCCAAGTTGAACTTTGGCGCACCCACACGTCACGCTCAACCTCGCCCTTGCCATCGCATTCGGGGCAATTGATTATATTACTCATAGCATGGCGCTCTTGATGAATAGTGGCATGGCAAACAATGCCAAGAGAAATAAGATTTCGCCAGCGATTTCAAATTTACGTTTCATTTTGTTTCTCCCAGTTTAGTGGGGAGCCGCAGCTCCCCGTGTTCCGTTAAGCCTTGGCCCAGTAGCCATAGACCATCTTTTCTGAACTATCGAAGATGTCCTGCGGCTCTCCGTCGATCACGGCAACGAAGTGGCGGGACTGACGCGCGATGACTGTGCCGAACGTCAGGTCAGAGCAACGCGCCTTGCGGCCATCAAACTTTGGCGCTGAGTGCCAGACCCAGCCGTAGCGGTTAAGCACGGCGGCGTAGACATCTTTCATGATGCCGGAGCGCACCGACTTGGCGCGTCCGTTATCCTTGTTGGCTTGAGCCAGCTCTTTGTAGCAGGCGTCATAGTCGAGGCCCAGCGCGATTGACATGGCGCGCACGCCGCAGTCTCCAGCGGAACCTTTGCGACCAGAGGCGGCACGGCCACCATCGTTATATGTAAAGTTAGTCATGTTCGTGTTCCCTTTGTTTCTATCTATACAATCAGACTAATCCGTAAATCATCCTATGTAAATGCCTAATTTGCACTTGCACTAACTTTTTTTAGGATGTAACGTCCTATCAAATTAACCTTGGAGGGTGACATGAAAAAGGAAAGTCGGATCGTATTGACCGAGTCGCAGCATGTTGTGCTGACACTAGCGGCTGAGCATAAGGGCATGGCGCTGGCCACGTTTATTAGATCGGCAGCTTTAACCGCAGCATTTAACTCCGGCATCCAGCCAGAGCAGCCGCGAGCTGACTAATGGTCAACGGGCGCAACAAGGGCGCAAATTTTGAACGCGAGACAGCCAACGCCTTGCGCGATGAGCTTGGCATAGGTTTTAAGCGCGACCTTGAGCAATACCGCGCTGGCGCTCACGCAGACCTAATCCCAGATGACCCGGCGTTCCCGTTCACCTTGGAACTAAAGCGATACAAGGACGGCCCAATCGGCGGTGCGCCTGCATGGTGGGAACAAGTCAAAATAGCCGCTGAGCGTGAGCAAAAGATGCCGTGCCTGATTTACAAATACGACCGCAAGCCAATGCGGTGTGTGATCCCTCTGGCTGCGTTGACTGATTGCGATCACGATTACACGGCAGAGGTAGACTTTGAGACCTTCTGCTACATTGCAAGGGAGGCAATGCAATGATGATACCTGCCGACAAACTATCCAACACAGGATACCACGCCAAGAAAGACTACACATCGTCATCTGACGTTAAGATGGTCCACAGCAAGTCACTCGCCCACTGGAAGGCGAAGACATACAGCTCAAGCCCGGTCTTCGACATGGGAACCGCCGTACACGCAATGGTGCTAGAAGACGGCAAAAGCGTCGTGCGTGGGCCGGAGACACGCCGAGGCAAGGCTTGGACGGAAGCCTATGAGGAAGCGCAGGCAAACGATCAAACTTTGCTGACCGCCTCAGACTATGACCTTGCGCGGAATATTGCCGATAGCGTGCTGTTTCATCCAGTGGGGCAACGCATGGCTGGGCCAACAACGGTCAACGAAGCCAGCTTCTTTGCCACTGACCCTGAGACCGAGCTGAAAATCAAATGTCGCCCGGATAGCTATTGGGATGCAAAAGGTGTCCTGTATGATCTCAAGACGTGTCAGGACGCTTCACCGCGCGGCGTTGCGAAAGATATGGGGCCGTCAGGCTACAATTACGCAATTCAGCAAGCCTTCTATATGCACTGCTTGGAGCAGGCTGGCTATGAGGCGTCACAGTTTGTGTTTGTTCATGTTGAGAAAACTGGCGGACACGCGATCTCGACAAATATCATACATGAGGAATATCTTGACTGGGCCAAAGGCGAAATGCATATGACCCTGCGCAAGATTGCAAAAGCCAACGAGGCCCAGAAGTGGGACACTGGTTGGTCAGATCAAACTAATGTGATTGATCTGCCACGATGGCTGCGTTTAGATGCAGTCGAACTTTAAATAGCTTGGAGAAAAACAGATGGCTAAAACAGACTTCAAACCAGTAATGATCCGCAACGTGGAATTTAAGTATCCCCGGCTAAACGGGACGTATCGTTACAACACGTCCGAAAAGAAAAGCGAAGAGTGCGCGCCAACGGCGTCAAACGCAGCTTACTCAATTGCTTGGGAAATGACCGCCGATGACGCAAAGACGCTGCACGCAGAGCTGAAGGCACATTACGAGACGTGCCAAACCAAAGCTGCATTCACCAAAGTCTTCGGCATGAAAAAGCTGGACAGCGGCAACTATGAGTTCCGCGCCAAGCGTAATGGCACAAACAGCCAAGGCCAGCAGAACGAAAAGCCTCGCGTCATTGACGGCATGAAGCAACCGCTGGCGGACACGGCGTTCTGGGGTGGCTCAAAGGGTAGCATCAAGGTAACTGCGTACCCCGTGACAGATCCAGAAGGCATCGGCGGCGTCAGCTTGCTCATAGATACCGTGCAAGTCACGCACGCAGTTTATGGTGGCGGCGGTTTAGATGACTTTGACGAAGTGCCAACAACAATGTCTGGCGGCGTTGATGAAGCTCTCGATGACTTTGGTCCAGCCGCTGCGCCTGCGCCGCAGGCAGCACCAGCGCAAGCCGATATAGAGGACGAAATACCATTTTAAGCAAAAGAAAACCCCCGGCAGTTGGGACGCTGCCGGGGGACACCATGAAAGCGAACCCACGATTGGATGGAGAAAGGTCCGAACATGCACAGACTAACAAAGACAAGCGAAGTTGGCAAGAAACACATGCTGATTGCAGCTGGTGCGCGCGACACTCGCATCAATGAAGCTGGGTCGCAATATGACGGCATCACGATAGCCGAAATTGCCAAATTGGTAAGCGAACCGCAGGCGACCGAAAAGGCCGACGCAAAGTTTTTCATTCCGTCAACTTACCGCGAGCATGATGGCCGAAGCCACGCCGCCCAGCGTGAGCGCGGCGAATACTGGATGCTGGCCATTGACGTTGACGAGGGTGACCCATCGCTGACCGAAGTGAAGACCGCCGTTGAGCGTGTCACAGGCAACGCATCCGCACTCATCTATTCGTCATCCGGGGCCACTGAAGATAACCGCAAGTGGCGCGCACTTATCCCGCTGTCAGAGCCGATCAGCGGCGAGGATTACGTTGACGCCCAGCTCGCACTATTTGACCTAATGCAGCAGGAAGGCATCACATGCGACGCCGCACTCTCGCGCACAGGTCAGCCGATCTACCTGCCAAACGTGCCTCCAGCGCGCAGAGACAACTTAGGCCAGCCGCAGTTTTATCACGGCCTGCGCAATCGCGGCGAGGGATTGCTTATCCCAGCCGAAAGCAAAATCTGGGCGAACCTAGAGTTCCGTCGCAAGAATGAAGCCATCGCAGCTGAACGAGCCGCCGCAGAGCGTCAGCTGCGCGCACAGCAACGCGAAGAAAAGCGAAAAGATTTTGATGACGTTGATCCAGTTGCAGAGTTCAACCGTAGTAATACAATAGCTGACATGATGCTGCGCCACGGTTACGAAAAGCTGGGCCGATCAGACAGCTACCGCTCACCCATGCAGACATCTGGCTCGCACGCCACCAAAGATTTCGGCACGCATTGGGTCAGCCTGTCAGGCTCAGACCGAGCGGCAGGCATAGGCCAAACCAGCGCAGAGTTTTGCTGGGGTGATGCTTTCGATCTATACTGCTATTTCGAACATGACAACGACATGCGAGCCGCCGTGCGTACTTACGCCGCCGAGCTGCGGCCAGGCAAGTTTGATGAGGTCAACCAGCAGCTGCCGGAGCCAGATGACGGGCTGGATGACTTTGACACTATACCTGACCCTGAGATTGAGCCTGAGAGCCAACCTGAGCCTGCACCCAAGCTCGAATGGCCAACACCCGTCGGAACTATCAACGAAGCAAGTTTACCTCGCAGGCGGTGGATTTACGGGCATCACCACATTCGAGGCTTTGTTAGCGTCACGGCATCTGCCGGGGGCATCGGCAAGACTTCGCTCACAATGGTGGAGGCGTTAGCTGTGGTGACGGGGCGGCCACTGCTGGGTGAGAAGGTGCATGAGTCAACAAATGTTTGGATCGTCAATTTGGAGGACGATATGACAGAAATGCAGATCAGGCTGGCCGCCGCCATGAAGCAACACAACGTCACGCACCCCGAAATCGCAGGCAAACTATTCATGGACGCCGAAGACACAATCGGCATCACGCTTGCTGCGGAAACAAGAGATGGCATTGAGACCAATGACGCCTTCCTATGCCACATGCGAGACAAGATTAAGGCAAACAACATCGGCCTCGTGATAATCGACCCATTTATCTCAACGCACGAAGTCAATGAGAATTCCAATATGAGTGTGCAGAAGGTTGTCGCCATGCTGCGCCAGCTGGCTAGAGAGGCTGGCTGTGCCGTGCATGTGGTTCATCATGTGCGCAAGGGCAACGGTGAGGACGCTGACATTGACTCGGTGCGCGGCGCAGGTTCACTGATTGGCGCAGCTAGAGCCGCCAGAGTTATCAATAAAGTTAAGTTTGAGGACGCAGTGGCGCTCGGTGTGCCAGAAGCCAGCGCGACGGGTGTGTTCCGGGTGGACGATGGCAAAGCTAATCTTTCGGCACCATTGCCAGCTGACAAGGCAATCTATCGCCGCATGGTCAGCACGCAGCTAGACAACGGCGAATATGTTGGCGTGGCCGTTGAGTTTAAGCTGCCCGATCAGTGGGCGGGCATGACAACCCGTGTGGTTAACAATATGCTGGACCTGATCGACAAAGGCCCAGAGGACGGTGAGAAGTATTCTATCAGGCCGCAGGACAAGCAGCGCTGGGTCGGCGCAGTCATCACAAATTACAGGTTCTCAGACCTAGACCACACAAAGTCAGCAGGGCAGGCAAAGACAATTCTGCGCCAGTGGAATGACGAAGGTCTGCTGGAAGAAATTGTATATCACAGCCCAAGCCAGCGCAGGGAGCGCAAAGGCCTCGTGTCAACGGGCAGAGTTGGGGAGATGAGCTGATGAAACATGACCGATGGAGACGTGAGTGGAGCGGAAACTATGACGATTGCTTCTACAGATACAACGACGGCGAAGAGGAGCAAAACGCAATGGAGTTCGCTAGCTTTGCAAACGCAAACCCAAATATAAATTTCTACTGGCCAAACTATGAGAACGCGCCGTGGCACTTGCAGTGTATAATAGAGATCAAAGGCGAGGCCACAGAACTTAACTTCTGGCCGCATAAGTCGAAGGGCCAGTTCAAATATGAGAAGGCCATTGAGCCTCTGGGCAAGTTTATTGATGAGTTCAACAGCAGGCTGCAAGCCAACGAAGAGGACGATTTCGATGTCATTGAGTAGTGCGTCAGTGGGAAATTTCAGTGACGCATGTGTGACGCGCAGTGACGCATTGCTGAAATTCGGTCAATTTGTGGGTGATTCGGAAATCTCGCAAACCCCTTATTTATATAGTGCGTCAGTGGATTTGCTGAATTTTCCTACGGAAAATTTACCTCCAGTGACGCACTTTGTCAAGGCGCAGGTCTTAAAAAGAGTTCGCCAAAGCGAACACTCTCTTTTTTTGAGACGACCAGCAGCTCCACTGTCCCGCCTTCCTTCGCTGACGCGAAGTCGGGCCAGAGGCGCAGCTTTGCGTCCTAACGTCGGCTGGCAGGGTTGGCAGGGTTTACGGGAGTTGGTCCACAATGGCTAAAAAAGCAAAACCAAAGTCGGATAAGGCTAAAGCGGCGATGGCCAATCGTGGCACGTTTGACAGCAAGCATACTGACTATGACAAGCCGATCCACTACAAGGTAGCAGCAGCGGTCGAGCCGTTTACCTTCGCGTCAGCAGCGGCGGCTAAGGTGTGGGGTGATACGCTGGTTAATTGTGTGCCGCCAGCATACGCGCTGCGCTATCGTGAGCTGAGGGGTGAGCTGGACGCAGCAATGGTCGCAGACGATTACACGTTGTGTGCTGACCTGGCCACAAGTCTTATTAAAGCGCTCAAGATGATGAACGTGAAGGCAAGGCAGGATGGGCATGAGCCGCCAAAGGTTGACGGGCATATAGCCGAGTTTAAGGGCAAGATGTATTGCTTCCTCGCCAGCGGTGATCTAGCGGCTGTCCGGCGTAAGCATCCAACGTGGGCCGTGTATCATATCAGCGAGGTCTGCGCAGTCATGAGCGTGCGCACAGATGAAATGGTGGCGGCTGTGACAAAAGAGTTTGCCGGGGCAAGAATTGTAGATGTCCGGGCGTTTGATGATGAGATTAACTTTGAACCGACAGGAGAGTGAGATGACGCAGAAGAATGTACGCACAGCGGTGCTTGAGGAAGCCATCGGGCTAATCAACGGGCCGCGCCAAGCGCACTACGGTACGCCGCAGGAGAACTTTGGAGCAACGTCGCATATGTGGTCAGCATATCTGGGCGTAAAGGTATCGCCGGGCGACGTGTGTAGGCTCATGGCGCTCCTGAAGCTGGCAAGGCTTCGCAATGGCCCGCATCACGATAGCAGCTGCGATGGCGCTGCATACTTGGCGCTGGGCTGCGAGCTGGATGAGGGTATGCTTGACGTGCCAATGCAGCAGCCTTAACGTGAGCATCAGGCAGCGCATCCTCCCGCGCTGTCCAACTGACCCTCGACGGTTTTCATCCAGTTTGTCCGTCGGGGGTCTTTTTTGTGAGAGGGCGCTGACATGTCTCACCGAATTAGAATGAGCCTCGACATAGCCTGCGAAGACGATGACGCTGCGGAGGCAGAGCTTACATGGTTGGCTGAATACGTTGAAGAGCGGCTCAATCATGGGGCCGACATGCAGCGCATCGTGCAGGCGATGGTAGAGGCTCTGGTTGAGCTTGGCGACGCTGGTGAGCTGATGGCTGGGATGAACGATACCATACACTGAGAGAGGCTGTGAGCGCGTGTCAGATGGTGTTGGAGTCACCCGCGACACTGGTTGGCAACGACGCGCCGGGTGCGCTCGCTTAATTGAACGCTTGTTCAATTACAAGCCAGAATGTGGCGACAATGTGGCACAATGAGGTGCAATGATACCTCACAAAAGTCAACGCACTGTAATCACTGCATATTAAATTTAACATAATGCATATTATGCGTCTAAGCTGGCGAAATATGGCAAAACACCCCCCCCCGGTCAGAAATCTAGCGGGGGTGTGCGTGTGTAGTTTCCCGCACACACGCTTGCCCCCCCTGGCCCCCTCTTGCCAACCGATGCTCACTCAGAGTAAAATTTAAAAAAACGGGAGTTACCACAATGGCTGGGAAGGCTTTACGCAAACGCATTTTGGCTGAGGTCGCCAAGAACGGCGGCGCTGAGTATATATTTGATCGGCTATCATCTGGCACCACGGTGACGGCGATGGCTAAGGAGTTTGAGTGCAGCCGGGAGTATTTGCGCAACAGTTTGCATACTGTGCCGGAGTATAAGTCGGCGATGGAGAGCGCGAAGTTGACGGCTGCTGATGCGTTGGTTGAGCAGGGTTTGGAGATGGTTGACGCGCTAGATGGCGGCAGCTCCACGCAAGAGATTGCTGCGACGCGCGAGAAGGTGCAGTGGCGCAAGTTTATGGCTGGCTCGTATAATCAGGAGCGCTACGGCAACCGGCCTCAAACCAATGTTACGATTAGTGTGAGCGATATGCACTTGGACGCGCTGAGGAAGGTCAATGCTGACATTGCACAGATTGATGCTGAGGACCGCCAGCGTGAGGCGTCGGCCATTGAGGCTGACTATGAGGATGTGACGGATGAGTGAAGCCAACCCGCTAGAAGAGTTTGTGCTGCGTTATCGCGATGACCCAGCTTTATTTGTGCATGAGGTGTTGGGTGCAACGCCGCATGATTATCAGGCTGAGTTTCTGCGCGCTGTTGCTGATGGTGAGCGCAAGGTTAGCATCCGCAGTGGCCACGGCACGGGTAAGTCAACGTCGGCCAGTTGGATTATGCTTTGGTTTGTTTTGCTGCGTTTTCCGAATAAGGTTGTTGTGACTGCGCCGACCAGCGGTCAGTTGTTTGATGCGTTGTTTGCGGAGCTGAAGCGTTGGATTAACGAGCTGCCGCCGCAGTTGAAGGTGTTGCTGACGGTTAAGTCTGATCGAGTTGAGTTGAACGCTGCGCCGAGTGAGGCGTTTATTTCGGCCAGGACTAGCCGGGCTGAGACGCCGGAGGCGTTGGCTGGGGTTCACTCGGAGAATGTGCTGTTGGTTGTGGACGAGGCTTCTGGTGTGCCTGAGAAGGTGTTTGAGGCGGCCGCTGGTTCGATGTCGGGCCACGCGGCTACGACGATCTTGCTGAGCAACCCGACGCGCTCCAGCGGTACGTTTTACGAAAGTCAGACGCGGATGGCTGACAGCTGGTGGACACGGCGCTGGTCGTGCATCGACAGCCCGCTGGTCAGTGATGAGTTTGTTGACGAGATGCGTGCGAGATATGGGGAAGAGTCAAACGCGTTTAGGATTCGCGTGCTTGGTGAGTTCCCGATGGCGGATGATGACACGATCATTCCGTTTCACTTGGCTGAGAGTGCAATTCATCGCGACATTGAGGTAACGCCGGATGAGCGGCCTATCTGGGGTTTGGACGTTGCGCGCTTTGGTACGGATAAGACGGCGCTGTGCAAGCGGTATGGCAATGTTGTGACTGAGATCACGTCCTGGCAGGGGTTGGACTTGATGCAGACTGTTGGCCGGGTGATGGCTGAGTTTGAGGGCTTGCCGCCCAGCGCTCGCCCGAAAGAGATACTGGTTGACAGCATTGGCGTTGGCGGCGGCGTTGTTGATAGATTGCGCGAGCTTGGCGCGCCTGTCAGAGGGATTAATGTTGGCGAGGCTCCGGCTATGGGTAAGACGCATATGAACTTGCGCAGTGAGCTTTGGTTTAAGACGAAGGGTTGGCTTGAGGATCGGTCGTGCAAGTTGCCGAACAACGATCAACTGTTGGCGGAGTTGACGGCGATTAGGTACAGCTTCACATCATCGGGCAAGATGAAAGCTGAGAGCAAGGATGAGATGCGCAAGCGTGGGTTGAAGTCACCTGACCTTGCTGACGCTTTGTGTTTGACGATGGCCAGCGATGCTGCGACTGCATTGTCTGGGTCTATGTCAACGTGGAGGCAGTCACTCAAGCGTAATTTAAAAGGCATTGCATGAAGCAAGTTCCGTTCCACAAGCTGTCACCTAGGATGAAGAATATCCGTATGAATCAATGGATTAAGACTTACATCGGCAAGGGTTTGAGTTTAGAGGAGGCACAGTTTGCGGCTCGCTGGCGCGCTGGCTATTGGAAGCTGTCTTCCCGCATGGAAAAGATTATGGATGATTTGGGTGAACTGTGATATTGCGAGGAATACACCCTGCGTGGCCTTTGTCAAACAAATGTGCTAATGTGCAGAAAAGCTAGAGGATGATGATATGACACCATGTAAAGGTTGCCCCACCCCCGCCGGATGCAAACGTGCTGGAACTTGCCTGTCAAAAAAATACGGGAAGTAAGTTTTGGTTGGGTTGCTATCACCCAGCGACTACGCTGGCTATGCTGAGGAAGGTCGTCGGCTTGCGGTTGACGTGCCGAATGTTACGCCGATGGACGCGGCTCGCTTTATAGCTGAGGCCACACCGATCATTGGTGACGCGATGGCGGCCAAAGAGATTTACGACGAGGCTACATCTGAAAACCCGAATTGGGCTTTAGTTGGCGCGCTTGGCGGCGCTGCCGTGTTGGGTTTGTTCCCCGGCATTGGTGACGCAGCTGCGAAGGCTGTTAAGTCTGGTGCGCGTGCGGCATTGGATCAAGTTCCATCTGATGTAATTTATGCAGGTAAGTCGCTGGCAGAGGGTGACATGCGTGGAGTGTTGGACGCTTTTGGTAAAGGCGGCGAAGCTCAAAGTTTAAGTGCCGCATCCAGCAATGTCCCTCGCCAGATGCCTGTCGGAAATGTTCTTGATGCGGTTGATAACTTAACTAAAGAGCAAATTGCCGCCGCCGTTCCATTTACGCGTAAATCTGGGTTTGCCGCTCCCCGACAGGGTGGCGGGCGTGCAAAAGACCCTGCTTTGTATTCAAATTTTGCTAAAACTAAGCAAACTGGGGTTGCCCCTAGTGATTGGTCTGTTTCTGGCCGCAGGCTTGCGTCTGAGGTTGTAGCACCCAAGTCAATGAGTGCAGAGGATATTCAGAAAGCTGGATTTACAGACCTTTTCGGTTTTGTTGCTGACAGCACTATGGGTGATACGGTTATTGATGAAGTTAATAATGTTCGCTTGCCCCGATCAGTTATGCAGCAAGGTGGTCACAACTTCGGCGATAATATAGACAACCGAGGTTTCGCGTCAGAGGAACGGGCATTAAAAACAAAAGAAAAAGTTTGGGATTCAGTTGCCCAGAAAGACGGGAAGCCTCTTGTCACACCCATGACAATGGGTACAGCTGGCGGCGACTTTAGTATGCACCAAACTATGACGATGGGTCAGCTGATAGGCGCGCTGGCCGATCAGATTGACCCTAATTTTGTTCCACTTCGCGGCGCAGCTAAGAACAACAATAGGTTTTTGCCAGAAGGTATGGGACTCTTGAGTCCAGAGTTGCCTGCATATCTTGCGAACTTAAAGGGTGGAGAGCGCGCGGCGTTTATGAAGTCTCTTGACACAAAGGCCGCCCATGACGCTGGTGTTCCGAGTGTTGGGGCTGTTCGTTGGGCTGCAACCGACCCAAACCTTGTTGACCCTCCAGCCCTTAGCAGCGGCTATCGCGCTTTTGAGCCACAAACGGGCGACTTCTTTGAATACGGCAATAAGCACGCATCATACGACGCAATTATTCCGCGAGTCGGCGAAAATATGACGATGAGCGGTCTTCGTCCTTGGTATTTGCAATTTCCAGACGCGGCTTACCCAAAAATTGTTGACTCAACGCCATTTGGTTCCAATATGTTAAAAGTTGAGGCAATGCCTAAAGACATTCGCGGGTTTCAAATGAATCCCAACATGCGTCAAGTAATTGATGACCAGTGGGTTGAGGTAAACATGATGTATGATGAAATATTAAAAACACAAGGCAAGGAGGCAGCTGATATGTATGCAGTTGACGCTATGTCGAACCGCGCGCTAATGTCGGGGAATTACTAATGGCAATCACAACTTACGCAGAGCTAAAGTCTAGCATAGCCAACTGGCTGAACCGCGACGATCTCACGTCGGTCATTCCTGATTTTATTAGTTTGACTGAGGCAGGCATTAACCGTGACTTACGGCATTACAAGATGGTTAACCGCGTCGATGCTACGCTTGATAGCCGTTATGTACAGGTTCCGGCTGATTGGCTTGAAACTTTGCGTTTTAGTTTGACGAGTGATGGCACGCGCCCGCTGGAGATGGCCAGCCTTGATGATATGATTAAATATCGGCAAAACAATTCAAACGCCAGCGGCGCGCCTAGATTTTACTCTCACGCTGGCGAAAGCATTGAGGTATTCCCGACGCCTGATGGTGAGTACGGTATGCAGCTTATGTATTACCAATCAATTCCTGAGCTTACTGATTCAAATACATACAACTGGTTGCTGCAAGACTCGCCGGACGTTTATTTGTATGGCTCGTTAATCCAAGCTGCACCATACCTGAACGACGACGCTAGAACGCAAACTTGGGCGGCTTTGTATTCGTCAGCAATGCAGTCTTTGCAAAAAGCCTCAAACGACACACGCTTTGCTGGCTCTGGCCTTAGAATGCGCGTGACTAGCTATTAACCTGAAACTGGTGTATAACCGCCGCAGATATATCTAACGGAGAAATCCATGTCCTTCACAAATACTTACGAAACACACGTTTTGAACTATGTGTTTACCGCGACTAGCGTAACAAGGCCAACTGCATGGTACGTTGGTTTGTTTACTGCCGATCCAACAGATAGCGGTTCAACAACTAACGAGGTGTCTGGCAATGGTTACGCAAGAACAGCGGTCAGTTTTACCGTGTCAAACGACCTTGCCACCAATTCATCGGCGGTAGAGTTTCCAGCCGCAAATGGCGGGAACTGGGGTACAATTACACACATGGCGGTCATGACTGCATCAAGCAGCGGCGACATGATTGTCCATAGCGCTTTGACTGTAGCTAAAGCAATTAATGATGGTGATGTGTTCCGTATCCCAACAGGTGATCTGGACATTACGTTAGCCTAATGACCGTCTACCGCGCAAACTACGGTGATGCTTTTTATGGTCAGGATATTTATGGTTTATCCGGCTCTATAGTTGACGCGTCAGCTAGTGCATCATTAATTTGTGCGGTATCGGCTGAGGCCGTTAACGTCCGCAACGCTGCATCAACTGCGTCAATAGCTTGCACAGCATCCGCTTTATTGCAGCAAGTCAGAATAGGCGCATCAAGCGCGGCGTGTGCGGTTAGCGTTAGTGCGAGCGGTAATAGAGTTATTGGCGGCGCAGCGTCTACAGCTTGCACATCATCTGCATCGGCTGCGTCTATTAAGGTTAGAACCGCTGCGGCCAATATAGTTTGCCAAGGCATTATAGTAGCGGTGGCGGTTGAGTATCCAGAAGTCCCTGGCTTTAGACCGGGTTACGGCTTAAACACTTACGGCTCTTACATCTATGGCGAAAATTACAGTGTCGAGGAAGGCGCTGCGGCCATTAACCTTGTTTGCAACGTGGCAAGCTCTGGTGAGCGGATTGCAAATGCGGCGTCAAATATTACTCTCACATCTACTGCTACGTCTAACGGAGTTATTGACGTTGTGGGCCGTGCAGACGTAGCACTATCATCTAGCGTAAATATAAGCTATAATCGCGTTAGACTAATGTCTGCGACAGACAATTTAAGCCTGACAGTAAATGTTCTGTCTCGTTATAAGTGGCTTGATGCAGATGACCCGACAACAGAATGGACAGCAGCGCCAAACCCAAGTAATACATGGGCCGAGGCAGATTACTTAGAGAGGGCCGCGTAATGCCTACGACAACGACAAACTATTCTTGGAATAAGCCAGCAGTCGGCGGTGACGAAGACGCGTGGGGCGGCTACCTTAACGGCAATTGGGACAGCTTAGACACTTTGCTCGGCGGCGTTACGAATGCGCAGTTTTCCGTGCTAAATGGTCTGACTGCTACCACAACAGAATTAAACTATGTCGATGGTGTTACCTCGGCTATTCAACCGCAGCTCGACGCTGCTGCAACAACTGGTAAGGCAATCGCAATGGCGATTGTTTTCGGTTAAAGGAGAAGCCACATGGCCGCACCAAACGTAGTAAATGTAGCCACTATCACTGCCAAATCGGCAATGGTGGCTTTAAGTTCAACATCCGCGACTTCGGTCGTTAGCAACGCTGCATCCAGTGGCAAGGTATTCAAGATCAACATGATCCAGATTGCCAATGTCGATGGCACAAATGCCTGTGACGTGACTGTGGATATGCACAGCGCAGCATCTGGCGGCGGCACAGCCTACTCTCTGGTCGCAACTGCATCTGTCCCTGCCGACTCGTCGCTGATTGCTATTGACAAGAACACAGCCCTTTATCTTGAGGAAGATCGCTCCATCACCGTCACTGCTGGCACAGCAAACGACTTGGAAGTTATCGTAAGCTACGAAGAGATCAGCTAATGCGCTTTATTGGCAACGCCCCTGTAGATGGTGAAGTTCGTGCTATCGCCTCTGGTGCGTTAGCCACTGGAGATACTGTTATCGTGAATAGCGATGGCACTGTTAGTTCTATTGCAAGCACAGGCTCCCCTGCTGGTGTAGGCAGCAAAGTAATTTTTGAGGGTGCAGTAGAGCAAACAGGGTCAACTTACGACACAAACTCAAATAAAGTAATTTTTTGCTACAAGGACGATGATAATAATGATTATGCAACCGCTGTAGTCGGAACTGTTAGCGGAACAAGCATTAGCTTTGGCACGCCTGTTGTTTACTCTAGTATTAACACGGACAAAAGTAATGCTACGTTTGATAGTTATAATAACAAAGTTGTAATTTCATTTTACAAAAACAATGTTGATACAAAGCACTGTATTGTTGGAACTGTTTCTGGAACAAACATAAGTTTTGGAAGCTCGGTTGAGTATGATACTACAGGAAACCACAATAATATAACTTTTGATAGTTTTAATAACAAAGTTGTTGTGGTGTATGCTGATGGCAGTAACTCTTATAAAGCTACTGCAAGAGTTGGTACGGTCTCTGGAACGAGTATTAGCTTCGGGTCTCCTGTAGTCTTTATGACTGGTTATTGTGTGTATATAAACGCAACATTTGATAGTGCAAATAATAAGGTTGTGGTCGTATGTCAGGATTACTTTGCGAGCTATAAAATGAAAGCATTTGTTGGCACTGTGTCTGGAACGTCTATAAGTTTTGGCTCAGAGGCAAATATTGCGAATGACGTTAGCGACGAAGCCTATATGGGTATAACTTTTGACACCACAAACAACAAAACAGTGGTGGTTTATAGAGACAGTGGAAATAGCGGTTATGCTACAGCGGCAGTCGGTACAGTTTCTGGAACGTCTATAAGTTTTGGAACACCAGTTGTGATTACCTCTGCTGCATCGGCTTCGGGTCGTGAAGGTCCACATGTGGCTTTTAATTCATCAGCAGGGAAAGTGGGCGCTTTAATATCCGATAATTCCAGCGGTAACACGGATATGTATTTTTACCCCCTGACTGTAAGTGGGACCAGTATAAGCGCGGGTGATCGTCTAGTCGTAGATACTTTTGTGAGTGGTTCTGGTAATCACTCGGAGTACACTATGACGTATGATGTAAATGCTGACAAATTTGCAATGATGTATGCTGACCAAACTGGTTCTACTAGATACGGAGCAAGCCGAGTTATTAGTATGAACACCCTTGTTACAAACCTTACCTCCGAGAACTTCGTAGGCTTTGCCAATAGCGGCTACGCCAGCGGCCAATCCGCAGCGCTTAACTCGACTTGCTCCGTGGACAAGAACCAATCTGGTTTAACTGCTGGCGAGACTTACTATGTGCAGGTTGACGGCACGTTGGGTACAACCCCTGCTGATCCGTCTGTTGTGGCTGGAACGGCCATATCTTCTAACTCTATTATCGTGAAAGGGTAACTCCCATGAAGACCATCGTTGAAACGTCAAGCGGCCTGAGCAAGTACCTGCTTGCAGATGACGTGACCATCACTGCTACTGCTGATAACATCACAGTTGGTGATCCTGCACAGTTCATAATTGGTGACTTAAACAGCACCACGGTGACTGTCACTGACAACGTGACAAACGCCCCAGACGATTGGTCTGGCAATAAGTACACGTTTGACGGCACTACCTGGACCTTGAACCCTGACTGGGTCGATCCTGCTACGCTGGAGGAATAAACAATATGCGCATCATTGGTAACGCTGGAAAAGCGAGAGAAGTACAGGCCGTTGCCAGTGGTGTGTTGTCCACGGGTGACACTGTTGTAGTGAACGCTGATGGGACTGTTAGTGTTGTTGCTATAAGTAGTGCCAGCCAAGCACTTGGCAGCAACACTGTGTTTGAAAGTGCCAGCACTGATTATATTTCGTCAAGCTACGATGCTAACGCTCAGAAGCTAGTTTTGGTTTACAGGGACAGAGGTAACTCCGATTACGGAACGGCAATCGTTGGCACGGTATCGGGAACCAGTATTAGTTTCGGAAGTTCTGTCGTCTTTAATTCAGCAGAAGCTCGACATATCACTACTACTTATGACGCTAATGCCCAAAAGCATGTGATAGCATATAGAAATGAAGGAAACTCCTCTCGTGGAACAGCGATAGTAGGTACTGTGTCAGGGACATCTATCAGTTTCGGAACGCCTGTTGTTTTTGACTCTGCGGGTTATTCTGATTTTTATTCTTCGACTTATGATTCAAATGCTCAAAAAGTAATTCTTGTTTTTAGAGATGCGGGAGGCACAAACAGGGGTTATGCTTATGTCTGCACTGTCAGTGGCACAAATATTAGCTTTGGTTCTGTAGGCACATACACTACTAATAGCACCCGGTATATGTCAGCCACGTTTGATAGCAGTTCAAACAAGGTGGTAGTTGCCTACAATGACAATGGCAATTCTCAAAAAGGCACTGCCGTTGTTGGCACTGTAAGCGGAACAAGTATAAGTTTTGGAACGCCTGTTGTTTTTGAGGAAGGGCTAACCGTATATATAGGCGCTACATTTGACAGTAACTCAAACAAAGTTGTTATATCTTATAAAGATGAAGGCAACTCTAATCGTGGCACTGCTATAGTTGGAACTGTATCTGGTACATCTATTAGCTTTGGAACTTCCGTTGTGTTTCAATCATCCTCAACAAATTGGACTTCGGTGGCTTATGACGCTGCCGCTCAAAAAGTTGTTATATCGTATCAGGACCAAACTGATCCTAAGTACGGTAAACTTATTGTCGGAACCGTAAGCGGCACTTCTATAAGTTTTGGCAGCGCCGTTACTTTTGTAAGTTCGTCAGAAATAGAATATACATCAACTACTTATGATTCTAACGCCCAAAAAGTGGTTGTCTCTTATAGAAACCCCGGTAATTCTGATTATGGTACATCTGTTGTTTTCCAAGCGGCATACAGCAACACCAACCTCACCTCAGACAACTACATCGGCACAGCCGCTACAGGCGCACCTGATGGCCAAGGCGCTAAGATCAACATCAAGGGCGCTGTGGACGAGAACCAATCTGGCTTGACCGCAGGTCAGAGTTACTACGTCCAGACGGACGGCACGCTGGGTACGACACCAGCAGACCCAAGTGTATTCGCTGGCACTGCTGTAGCTGCAACCAAACTTATCGTGAAGGGCTAAGACATGGCACTAGATACCATTCCGAAGCAAGAGGGCGGTAAGCTCAAGGCCGTTGCATCTGGGACACTGCCAAGCGGCCAGCCTGTGATTGTTAATGCTGACGGGACTGTTAGTGTTATTACAGGCACGTCTGCAAGTCAGTCAGTAGGAACTGAGACAAAATTTCAAAACAACAATATTACTTACCTCGCTTCTGGGTTTGATAGTAATTCAAATAAAGTCGTCTTGGCATATGGTAATGGCAACAACTCCTACTATGGTACAGCAGTAGTTGGTGCAGTTTCAGGAAGCTCGATAAGTTTTGGAACTCCTGTTGTTTATGAAAGTGTTTTCGCCCCTCACAATAGTGTGAGCTTTGATAGCGCAAATAACAAAGTAATAATTTCATATCAAGGTAGCTCTTCATACGGCACGTCTGTAGTTGGAACGGTATCAGGTACTAGCATTTCCTTTGGCAGTCCTGTTGTGTTTAATTCAACAACTACTGGCGAAATAGGATCGTCATTTGATCCTGACGAGGGGCGTGTGGTTTTAGCTTATCAAGATGGAAATTCTGGGCCGGGCAAGGCCATCGTTGGCACTGTCAGTGGCACATCTATTAGTTTTGGTTCTGAAGTCCAGTTTGACTCTAATGACACATACTCTCATTCATTAACGTATGATACAACCAACAACAAAATGGTTTTGTCGTATCAAGATAATGGCAACACTTACGGCACTTCAGTAGTCGGGACAGTCAGCGGCACTTCTATTAGTTTTGGATCAGCAACAGTTTTTTCAGCTTCTGCAACATATAAAGTTGCATCTTGTTTTGACGCATCACAAAGCAAAGTGGTAATTTTTTACAGGGATGGCGGTGACAGCAATAAAGGCAAAGCAATAGTTGGGTCTGTTTCGGGTACAGGCATAAGTTTTGGTAGTGCTGTAGTATTCGCTAGTGGTGGTATTAACAACTATCTGGGTGCGAGTTTTGACGCTAACGCCAATAAGGCCACAGTGGTTTATGCAGACAGTGGAAATTCAAACCACGGCACTTTAATTTCTGGAGAGGTTTCTGGAACTAGCATAACATTCGGGAGTGAAACTGTATTTCACTCTAATACAACTACTTATATGTCTTCAGTTTACGATAGCTCCGCAAATAAAGTTGCCATTTCTTATATACATGACGTTAGTCCGAACCAATACGGTGCATCGCTTGTGCTGCAAAATGCTTACGTTGACACCAACCTCACCTCCGAGAACTACATCGGTATTTCCACTGGCGGCGCTGTAGCTGACGGCGGCAACGCAAATGTCGGTATCATTGGCAGCGTTAGCGACGAGCAGTCAGGCTTAACGTCAGGCCAGAGTTACTATGTCCAGACAGATGGCACGGTAGGCACAACCCCTGCTGACCCAAGCGTCTTGGCGGGAACGGCAATATCTGCTACAAAGATGCTAGTGAAAACATAAGGCGAAACCATGCCGCTAATCCCGCTCAAACTCCCCGCTGGCCAGTATCGCAACGGCACTGACCTTATGTCTCAGGGCCGCTGGCGGGACATTAACCTCGTCCGCTGGCATGAGGATGCTCTGCGTCCTGTTGGTGGATGGCGGCAGCGTGCGTCTGTTGACCTAAACGGCGTTGTCCGATCCATGATCGCGTGGGAAGAGAATGACGGCTTACGTCAAGTGGCGGCGGGAACGTACAACAGCCTGTACGTTATCAACGCAAACGGCACAGCGACTGACATTACACCCACTGGCTTAACCGCAGGGCGCATCGACGCAAACATCAACACGGCATACGGCGGCGGGTTCTACGGCAACGAAGAATATGGATTGCCACGCGCTGACACTGAAACCATCCTCCCGGCGACAACTTGGTCTCTGGAGAATTGGGGCGAGTACTTGCTGGCCATGTCATACGATGACGGCAAGCTATACGAGTGGCAGGGTAATCCCGCAACGGACGCCGCGCTAATCGCAAACGCTCCCACAGATTGCACTGGCATGATGGTGACGGAAGAGCGATTTGTTGTGTGCTTCGGCGCAGGCGGCGACCCGCGCAAGGTCCAGTGGTCAGATCGCGAAGATAACACAACCTGGACGCCTGCAGCGACAAACGAAGCTGGTGACATAAACTTGCAAACCAACGGCGTTATCTTGGCGGGGCTGCGCACACGCGGCCAGTCGCTCATTCTGACCACAGAAGACGCCCACACATTGACATATAATGGCCCGCCATTCGTGTATGGCGTGGAGCGCGTTGGCACCTCCTGCGGGCTTATCGCGGCCCGTGCGGCGGCTTCTGTTGACAACGGCGTGATCTGGATGGGCTTGCGTGGCTTCTTTGTCTACTCTGGCGGAAGGGTTCAGAGCATCCCGTGCGATGTGGCTGACTATGTATTCAGCGACATTAATAAGGACCAGCGTTCAAAAGTGTCTTGCGTGGTTAATAGCGCGTGGAACGAAATCTGGTGGTTCTATCCAAGCGCAGACAGCCTTGAGTGCAACCGCTACGTTGCATATGACTTTGTTGAAAACATATGGATCACAGGCGAAATGGATCGCACCGCTGGCGTTGACCGCGGCGTGTTCCGTTACCCGATGTTCATTGCAAGCGATGGTGAGCTATACGAGCATGAGATCGGCTACAGCTACGGCTCAAGCACTCCCTATGCCGAAACCGGGCCTATCTCTATTGGTTCTGGCGACAATCTGATGAATGTTGTTGAGCTTATCCCTGACGAGAAAACGCAGGGCGATGTGACTGCCACGTTTAAAACGCGTTTCTATCCGAATGGCGCTGAGAGCCAATACGGGCCGTTCAACATGAGCAACCCGACTTCGGTTCGCTTCCAAGGTCGTCAGGTGCGTATGCGCGTTGAGGGTAGCGTTGCGACGGATTGGCGTGTTGGCATTATGCGGCTTGATGCGCGGCAGGGCGGGCGTCGATGAGAGTTGTCCCGCCAATCACCTTTGACTTATCGGCGTGGGCGGAAAATCTGCGCCGCTACCTCGGCAAAGCTCTAAACCAGCTTGACGCCAAAGATGCGTCTGTGTCGGCGGCAGAGGATGGCGTCTTGCTCTGGGATCGCGAAGAGGGCTACCCGGTGGTCTCAAAGAACGGTGAGTGGCGTCAGGTTGTGCTTGAGGACGGCCACGGCGACTTTTACATTGCCGCAGACGTAACGGCGGCAAGCGCAAGCACAGAGTACAAATTAACCTACACAGCCGAAGCCTCAAACAGCGGCATTACTCTTGGCACACCAGCAACTAGAATTGTGTTTGAGGAAGCTGGGGAGTACGTTATAGCCTTCTCTGCGCAAATTTCATCTACGTCAAGCAGCACAGTTCACTTCTACTTTTGGCCAAGCGTTAACGGTACAGACATCAACAACAGCGCGATGACAACTGCACTGCACCAAAACAACGCAACTTTGATTACGTCTCGGACGCAAATATTCACGGTGGCAGCCAATGATTACCTTGAGGTTAACTGGATGGTGGACAGCACTGCTGGTTTTTTAAACGCCACAGCGGCTGCGTCCCCTGTGCCAAATATTCCGGCGTCCACACTGTCAATTACGAGGCTGCATGGATAAAGAGCTAGACAGATGCAAGCCTTGGATTGAGGCAGCTTTAAGCTACAGCGGCGGCACTCATGGATTTGATGATGTAGTCGCTGGGTTGCAAAAAGGCACGTTGCAACTGTGGCCCACGCCAAGGGGGTGCATAGTCACTGAAATAGTGGTATATCCGAAGAAACGTGTGCTAAACGTCTTCTTAGGTGGCGGTGAATTGGACCAGATTTTAGATATGCACGATGATGTGATAGAATGGGGCAAAGCTCAGGGTTGCAGCGCTCTAACAATGTCTGGCCGATACGGCTGGAAAAAACCATTAAAGGCACACGGCTGGGAAGCTCATCATGCCTCATACATTAAGGAGTTTGAGTAATGTCAGGCGGAAAAGGTGGATCAACATCCTCAACGGTTACGATACCTCAGTACATTGAGGATGCGGCAAAAGCGAACCTTGCCAAAGCTGAAGAGATTTCAAAAATTGGCTACACGCCATATTACGGTCCAGACGTTGCCGCGTTTACTCCAATGCAGCAAGCGGGCTTTCAGAACACAGCCGGAATGGCTGATGCGTTTGGTTTAGCTGGAGGCGGAACTGGCATGGAGGGTATGCCTACGCCAACTACATATGCGGGCGGTATCCAAGGGTATTCGTCTGCCCCGATATTCGAGCAATCTATGGCTGAGCTTGAAGCTCGCCGCCCCGGACAATACGCTGCAATCAATGCTCCCTTTATTGATCCCGTCACTGGCGCGCAGCCAATGGCTCCATACGGAACTGGCGGGGCTGATGCTGCTGCGGCAGCTGGCGCTGGGTATGCGGCTGGCACAGATTACACGCAGGCCGCTGGCGGCTCAAACAATACTGGTGCGATGACCGTTGATGAGCAAATGGCAATGTTCCCTACGGCGACGGGCGCAGACACAGGAGCTATGACTGTGGACCAGCAAAACGCTAGTTTTGGCCTTTCGCCATCCGGCACAGTATCCGCATATCTTCCGGGCGGCGTGAATGACCGAAACTTAGGTAAGCCCGTAAACCAATTCATTGCAGGGGCAACCAGCCCAACTCAGCAATCTGGTGCGGTAACAAGTAGCTCCAGACCCGTTAGTAGAGACTCATCGGGTACAAGCGACACTGGCAGCTGTGTAGTGGCGACACACGCAGTTAACTCAGGTGCATTTTCCCCGGCCACCAAGCGTGAGGCTGTTGTGTGGTGCATGAACGCGCTGCACGGTAAGTGGTGGGGCGAGGCTGTACGGCGCGGTTATCGTTACTGCGGCAATAAGAAAATCGAGCAAGGCAAGGCGCGTGAGCATTACGGAGAGTTCCGTCGTTACATTGACTTTGCTAGCGGCAAAAAGCGCACGCTTCGTGGCGCACTGACGTTTACGTTCCGAACTGCACAGTTTTTTGCAGTCGGCCTAGTTAAGAAGGACGCATAAGATGGGTAGTTCAGCAGCGGGAAGTCCAAATGCCCTTACAATGGGTCCAATGCCGGCTGGTACGCCGTCTGGACCCGGAAAGGGGGCTGGCGGTGGCGGTGGCATGCCAGCAGTTCCAGCGCCCACTCAACCCACGGCCTCTCCCGGTTACGCACCGCTCCCCCAACCCCGTCGGTTCAACGTTAACCAAGCAGCAGCAAGCGGTTTGCAACAAGCCATGCAGGGTACTCGGGCGGCAATGGGTTATCAGCCCATGCAGGTTAAGGCCACTGATTACACAGCGGCTCAAGCTGCAAGCCAAGGCTACGATGCAGCGCGTGCAGCTCAACAGGCTGGGTTGACGGCAGACCAAGTTAGCGCCGGGCAAATCGCTGGCACTAACCTTGGCGCGTACACTAACCCATACGAAAGCCAAGTCGTTCAGCAGTCATTAACTGACCTTGGTGGCGCTCAAGAAAAAGCATTAAACCAAATGGGGGCGCAAGCTACGGCTGCCCGCGCATTTGGTGGTTCAAGGCAAGGTATTGCCGAAGCTGAAACCCGCAAGTCATATGCAGACCAAGCGGCCCGAATGGTGTCAGGCTTACGCCAAGCTGGATACCAACAGGCGCAGCAGCTTGCAGGGCAAGACATTGCAACGCAAATGCAGGCAGCATTGGCCAATCAAGGCGCAAATTTGCAGGCAGGAACTACAACCGCACAACTTGGGCAGCAGGTAAACTTGGCCAATCAAGCTGCGCTCAACCAAGCTGGCCAGTTTGGCGCGGCAGCAGCAAACCAAGCTGCATTGGCAAACCAAGCAGCCCTAAATCAGCAACGCCAGTTTGGTGCTACGCAAGGCATGACGGCCCAGCAGCTAAACCAAGGCGCTGGCTTACAGGGCGCTCAGCTTCGCCTAGGCGCATCTGGTCAAATGGGCGACCTTGGCAGGCAAGCGTTTGACACCTCAATGGCCATCCAGAACCAACAAATGAAGCAGGGCTTAATGCAGCAGGGCTTGCAGCAGCAGCTTATTGATGCGGCTCGCGGGCAATATGCAGGCGCAATTGGCGCACCGCAGCAATCACTCGGATTGCCGCTTGCCGCGTTGGGTGCAGCGCCAGCTCCAGAAAGCACAACTAGCACTATGAAGCCCGGCTTGTTTAACTATCTGCAACTTGGCGCTCAAGCAATGTGTTGGGTTGCCCGTGAAGTTTACGGCGAGGATGATCCAAAGTGGCTACAATTCCGCGAGTGGGTTATTGGTTATTCACCAGATTGGTTCTACAAAGCGTACAGCAAATATGGCGAAAATGTGGCAAAAGTTGTGGCAAAAGTGCCAGCTCTTAAACTGGTTATTCGCCCGTTCATGGACGCCAAGCGCAAGGCAATGGGGTATAAGTAATGCCGCAAGGTTTTATCCCTCTTTCAACGCAAATGGATTTTCTCTGGAATGAAGTTCAGGGGAAGGAAAAGTCTGGCTTTGGCAAGTTTCTTACGGCCAACGCTTCAACGCCAGAAGACTATGCGACGCTGTGGGATAAATACTATGAGCGCTCTGGCGGCGCTGGCGATGAAAAGGCTCGGGGTTACGCCAACAGCGTTTTCGCGGCAATGGCTGATGGTACGTCCAATCCCGGTGTGATCTCGCCCAACGCAAAGTTTGCTTACGGGTATTTGACGCAGAAAGGTCTCACTCCGCAGCAGGCCGCTGGCGTCACTGGTCGATTGATGGCTGAGAGCTATCAAGACATGAACCCAGACGCTCGCAACACTATGGCAGGCGGCAAAGGCACATATGGCATTGCGCAATGGCGCGGTAGCCGGATGGATGATCTGGCCAAATTTGCAGGCGTTGACGTGTCAGACATTACATCACTGCCAGCGACCACTGCCAGTGGCGGTTTACTTACAAGCAATCAAGGGGGTCAAGACATGGCCATTTCGAATAAGCCTCCATATATGATGGGCGGCGAAGAAACTTACAACGCGCCCAACATGCAGCAGCAAGGCGGGCTGCGCGGTCTTCTGTCAACTCTAAAAGACAAGGCGACTGCTGTTAATCCGCAAACTGGGTTGACGGGTCTTCAAACTGTTGCCGCTGCGCTTGACCCGCTTATTTTGCCAGAACTGCGTGGCGGTGGCGAGGCTATTCGGAAGCAGGGCGCGCAACGGGTTGCTTCTGGGAACAAGAATAGAACTATTGAAATGCTGCGGGCCAGAGGTCGTGATGACCTGGCTGATATGCTTAAGCGCGGCATGATTTCTCCGGCCGATGCGGCTGGGCAGTTACTTGCTACGCCGAAGGAAAAGGGCAAAGTTGTTGACGCTTCAGTTTTGCGCCAAATGTTCCCCGGCGCTGAGATTGACCCCGGCCTTTATAATTTGAAGCCCGATGGCACTGCGAGTAAAATTGGTGGCGGTGGAGTTAATATTTCCACAACCGTGGCGGCCGCTGGCGACAAAAAGTTTGGAGAAAAGTTTGCAGAACTGGACGCAGCGGCTCTGGCTAAAGTTGCTGGCGTTGGCGCAACAGCGTCCCGAAGCCTTGCACAAATTGGTCGCCTTGAGGCATTGCTAAGCAACATTGACAGCGGCATGGGCGCAAGCGTTAAGGAGTTCGCAGGAAACTTTGGCATTCAGACGCAAGGGCTTGATGACATTCAAGCGGCAAATGCACTTATAAGCGCCCTTGTTCCAGCGCAACGGCCTCCGGGGTCTGGCCCAATGTCAGACGCAGATTTGGAGCTTTTCAAGCGGTCTCTGCCGCGCATAATCAACTCGCCGGGCGGCAACCAAATTATCATTAATACAATGCGCGGTCTGGCCGAGTATGATGCAGAGGGCGGTAGGATTGTGCAGCGCTTGCGTAAAGGGGAAATCACGCAAGCTCAAGCGTTTGAGCTACTGAACAGCCGACCAGACCCGTTTGCAGGCTTCAATGCTCCAGCTGGTGACGGCGAAGCTGGTGGCTTAACTCGCCAAGATGCTTTAGATATTTTGGGTGGTGGATAAGGAGCCTACTATGGCGGAAACGATGACATCGGCGGAGTCCTCACAAATTCTTCAAGCTATTAAGGTTTTGGAGAAACTAGAGGCTAACGGTACAATCACAGCAAGCGAGCAGGCCGCATTGGACCGCGCTCGTGAGAAGCGCAAGCCTGCCAAGCAAGCCGAGCTTGAAACTCGTGCCACATACGGCGGCTTTACAGCTGGCGCGCTGATGAACCTAAATGACGAGGCTCGCGGCGCATACAACTTTGCCAATGAGCTAATAGCGAAGCGCGACATGGAAGGCGCAAAGGCAGCTTACGCTAAATACCGCGACCTTCAGCGCCAGATTGACGAAGCATTGCAGCTTCTAGCCCCCGAGCAATACTCCAGTGGCCAAACCTCCGGCGCAGTCACGAGCATGGTTGCACCCGGCGGCGTGGCGTTCAAAGCTGGATCAAAGTTACCCGTTTTGGGTCAGATAGCCACGTCTGGCGGCGTTGGCGCTACGGCCACAGCTCTGCCACAATTCGGTCGTGGCGAAGGTGGCTTCACTGAAAGAGTTTCAGAAATTGACCCTCTGTCCACTGCGGTCGGCGGCACAATCGGCATGGTTTCACCTGTAGCTGGTCGAGTGACCAGCGCAGCTGCACGCGGCGCGCAGAACTTAACTCGACGCGGTGCCGGTGGGTACAGTGGCGCAGCATCACGCAGGGTGGCTGGGCAGCTGTCTGGCCCTCAAGCGACAGCTCAGGACATTCAGTCATATCTCAAAAGCCTTGGTCCAGAAGCTATGCTGGCCGACGTTCCGGGCCGCCCCCGCACCTTGGCTCAAGGTTTGGCGACCATCCCCGGCCAAGGCCAAGAGGTTTTGACCCGCGAAATAGGCGCTCGCGGTGCAGGCGCAGGTCAGCGTGTTGAAGATGTGATGACGCAGCGCATTGACCGGCCAAACGTAGGGTTTGAAGAAACATTGGCTCAGCAAGAGCGCAAGTCTGGCGTGCTTGGCCCAATGTATGAGGCTGCCACTCAAAGCGATAAAATGTTTGATGTAAACACACTGCGCAGCGCACTGGTTCTGTACGGCAAGGATGCTTCACGCTCGGTTCGCTCTCAAATGAATGCTGTGTTGAAAGATTTAGGCACAAAAGGCGACGTTAGCGCTGAGAAGCTGCATAACGTCAGATCAGCATTGAGCGACGTTATATTTAAAGAGGGTGGAAGCGTTGCTGTAAACCTCAAGCCATTCCTGCACAAAATTGACGATAAGTTGGATGAGCTGCCAAGTTATGCAGCGGCTCGATCAGGCTACTCTGAGGCTTCCGCCATTCAGCGTGCTGTTGAAGACGGTGAAAAGGTATTTACTGGCGGCAAAACATCTGCATTGTCTCCGCGTGAATTGGAAGCAAAGCTCGCAGGCATGTCTGACATGGAACGAGCTGCTTTCCAGAAGGGCGCACGGGACTACATTGGCTCCCTTATGGGAACGTCTCGCAACGATGCAGCCGCCGCTTGGGGTGAGTTCGGAAAAAGCTGGAACGCTGAAAAACTGAGGATGCTTGTTGGCGACGAAAGTGCGGCAGCTATCACCCAGCGCTTGCTTGCTGAAAAAGAGTTTGCCAAAACCTCATCTGACGTTCTTGCTGGCTCGCAAACAGGCTTCCGCACAGAGGCGCAGTCTGCATTGCGAGACCTTCGTGACCCTGAGAGCTTCAATGCACCCAGCGTCGGTCAGCGTGTCAAGACTGCCATAGCTGCACCTGTCAATAAGATCATGGACGAAATCATGTACGGCACGGGCGACATCCGCCGTGAAGTTGGCGAAATACTCACGCTGCAAGGTGCCGAGCGTGACGCAGTGGTCCGTCAGCTGTTGGGCGAGGCTTCACGCCTGCAAGACAAAACAAAGCTGCAACGTCTGACAGACATGCTGACGCAAGTTGGCTTGATGGCTACTACGCCAGCGGTTACAAGCGAATAAAGGACACGATTAATGGAACTTAAACCAAAATCACGCAGCGAAATTGAGGGCATTGTCCAAGACGCAATATCGGATGCGGTGGACTTTGTTGAGGGCGAGATCAGCGATGGTCGGATCAAAGCCCAGCGCTATTACGATGGCGAGGTTGACCTTGGTTACGAGGAAGGCCGCAGCAAGGTTGTAGCCACAAAAGTACGGGATACTGTACGTTCCGTTAAGCCAAGCCTGATGCGCATATTCCTCAGTACGTCCAAGCCGGTTGAGTTTGTTCCGCAGGGTCCAGAAGACGTGGCAATGGCCGAGCAAGCCACGGAGTTTATGCACCATGAGTTTACCCGGCTAAACGGCTACCGCGTGATGAATGACGCCTTCCAAGATGCGCTGGTCAAAAAGCAAGGTATCGTGAAGGCATACTGGATGACGTATCCAGAGGCGGAGATTTACACGTTCACCGACCTATCTGACGATGAATACACATATCTCATTGAAGACGATAGCGTGACTGTGCTTGAGCATACTGCCGAAATGACCATTGAGATTGACCCAATGGGCATGGAGATTGAGCTACCTATTCACAGCGTTAAACTCAGCCGCCAGAAGGAAATGGGTGAGCTGTGCATTGAGAGCGTTCCGCCGGAAGAGTTTTTTATTAACCGTGACGCCCGCAGCCTTGCCGACGCTTACGTTGTAGCTCACCGAACTGACATGCGTGCAGGCGACTTGATTGCGATGGGATTTGACCCAGACGTAGTGCTTAACTTAGACAGCTTTGAGAGCGGTTCAGACATGACCGAAGCTGAAATGTATGAGCGCCGTGGCTATGACATGGATACGTCTGATGACGATGAGCAAGACCCGTCCATGCGCAATGTTGCCGTGACAGAGGCGTATATGCGCATTGACGTTGATGGCACTGGTATCCCGGTTTTGCACAAGATCATATGCGGCGGCACGTCATATGAAATGCTTGACTTTGAGCCATGCGATGAGTTGCCGTTTGCCAAGTTTGAGGTGGACCCAGAGCCACACACATTCTATGGCCGCTCACTGGCCGAGATTGTTATGGATGACCAAGACGCAGCCACGTCTGTGCTGCGCTCAATCCTTGACAACGTGGCAATGACAAACAACCCACGCCTTGGCATTGTAGAGAACGCCGTTAACATTGACGACGTACTCAACAACGAAATCGGCGCAATTGTGCGTATGCGCGCACCGGGTTCTGTGCAGGAATTATCCGTTCCATTTACCGCAGGCCAGACACTCGGCGCGCTGACATACCTAGATGGCCTCGTAGAGAGCAAGACAGGCGTTTCCAGGGCCTCAATGGGCCTAGACCCTGATGCAATGCAGTCAACTACAAAGGCCGCTGTGCAGGCCACTGTGCAGGCCGCAGCGGGTCAGGTTGAGGTTATGGTTCGCAACCTTGCAGACGGTATGCGTGACTTGTTTGGCATTATGCTGCGTTTGATGAGCAAGAATGTTGACGAAGAGCAGATGATGCGGATGAATGGTGCGTTTGTGCCAGTTGATCCACGCGTCTGGGATCAGTCAATGGACGTGAGCATTAATGTGGGCCTCGGCACTGGCCGTGAGGAAGAGAAGGCGATGGCGTTGAACCAAGCACTGCAAATGCAGACGATGGTTTATCAGAACTACGGCCCGATGAATGGTCTGGTCAGCTTGACCAACATTCGCAATACGCTGGCGGATCAGTTGGCTGTTTCTGGCATACGCAACGCTGACCGTTACTTTGCGCCAATCACACCAGAGATTGAAATGCAAATGTTGCAGATGCAGCAACAGGCGCAAGCACAGCAAGGTCAGGCGGCTGATCCAAACGCTGCGTTCTTGCAGGCAGAGCAAATGAAGGCTCAGGCGAAAGTCCAAACTGACATGGCCAAGTTGCAGTTAGAAATGCAGAAGGCAGCGGCCAATGACGATCTCAAGCGAGATCAGATGGCGCAAGATTTAATGGTGGACGCGGCAAAGATTTATGGCGAATACGGCACAGCCGTTGACGTTGCCCGTGTGCAGGCCGAGCAAGAGAAAATGCGCATGATCGGCGGCATGGCTCAAGGGACACCACAACAATGACAACAGAAATACGCATAGAGGCCGATGAGGCACGTCGTTTGAAAAGCGATACTGCATTTCAGCAGTTCATGCAGAGTGTGCGCGAAAACCAAATGCAGGTTTTTGCGAGCAGTGGGGCGGCTGACGTGGCTGCCCGTGAAGAGGCGCACGCGATGATCCGTGCGCTTAACCAGATCGAATTTGCCCTCGACGCTGCGCTTGCGGCAGAGGCACTTTTGGATCGCAAACAAAGGAAGTAGCACCGATGGAATCGACTACCCTAGATGACGCAGTAGAAAGCCTACTCGCACCCTCAGAGGAAACTTCTGAGGACAATAATTTTGACGAAGCTGTGGACGCAATGATTGAGCCTGATGACGATCAGACTGAAGAA